CACCTGCCGGTAAGGGATATCCGTATGTCGTTGTAGAATGGTATTAGGAGGTCTATTATGGCTAAAGATACTGCAAGTGGTAAAATCCCAGCAAATGGTTTGTCCTCGAAAGAAGACGTTAGCAAAGAGACTTTAGCTTCTCTTGCTTTGGCTTCTCACGGGCCGAATCAGATGCCAATGGGAACAGTAAAGAAAACTGTGTCTACCCCACAGGGTAAGTTTACTTTCTGTTAAACAAACTGGAACGGGGGGCTTTTGCCCCCCAATCCTTTGGAGGAATAATGGCTAGATCAATTAATGAAGTAACGGCTTATGTGTTTGGTAGGGAGAAGCCTATTTCTCCTAAAGAGGCATATGGTCATTCTACTGCAGCTGGGCGCGGATATTACTCTATGGAGGAAATGTCCGACGAGAGGACTAAAGAGTTTATGAGATCGCAGAAGCGTTCTAATAATATGGTAAACGTTGAAGGTGATATGGTTGGTTCTTGGAACCTTGAATTTTAATTGAAAATTATTACCCTGCCGTCTAAGGAATGGGACGAAATAACTCCACAGGATGTTGGAGGCAGGCGCTCTGAAAAAACTGTATGTATTGTAAGATACGGTGGTTTCGGAGACATGATACAAGTATCTTCTCTATTCCCTCTTTTCAAAGAAAAGGGTTATAAGGTTTGCGTTAATGTAACCGAGAGGGGATATGATATTATAAAAACTGACCCTCATGTAGATGAAATACTTCTGCAAAAGACGGACCAAGTTCCTAATAATCATTTAACAGAATATTGGGAAAGAATATCTTTATGCTTTCATCACTTTGTTCAGTTGTCAGAATCAATAGAAGGAGCCCTTTTGGTTACTCCTGCTAGAACTGAAATTATAGATGGCAACCAAAAACTAATTCCTGCTGATCCGAGATATTCGTTAAGCAAGGAAGAATTGCATAAAGAATGTAATGTTAATTACATGGAAAGGACTCATGATCTTGCGGGGATAGGATTTGTTATTGGCGAATCTTTTTCCAAGTCTTTAAAGCTTGCGCATAAGTTTTCCCCTAAGTTTTATCCGTCTAAGAAAGAAAAACAATGGGCGAAGACAACTAGAAAAAAGATCAAAACAAAGAAGGTTGTTCTTTGGGCTTTAGCGGGTTCATCGGTTCACAAGGGATATCCGTGGACAGATTTGACTATTGCTCAAGTTCTTATGAAAAGAGAGGATGTTACCTTTGTTACGATTGGTGATGAACTTTGTCAGCTTCTTGAGGCTGGCTGGGAAGATGAGCGAAGAGTTATAACCAAATCCGGCAAATGGTCTATTAGAAGAACACTCGCATTTCTAGATGAATGTGATGTTGTTGTTGGCCCTGAGACTGGGGTATTGAATGCGGCTTCAACTTTAGATTGTCATAAGGTTGTGATGCTTTCTCATTCTTCTAAAGAAAATCTTTCCAAACATTGGAAAAATACGACGACATTGGAACCGGGCTTGTATGAAAATTTTTGCTTTCCTTGTCATAAAATGCATTATGGATTTGATACGTGTAATAGAGACGAAGAAACCGGAGGAGCTATGTGCGCTGTACATATTAAACCAGAGAAGGTAGCGGATGCTATCTTGGAAAATCTTAAATGAGTACATATTTAGTCTTATGCCAAGATATGGCTAGGGACGTAGGAATTCCCGGGACAGGCCCGTCTTCTGTAACATCCACCTCCTTGTCTGAGGAGGAGAACTCAGTAGTTAGATACATAAGAGATGCTGATCAAGATATTCAGTCTAGGTGGTTTGATTGGGGATTTTTATGGTCAGAAGCTGATATAACTGCAATCAGTGGAACTTCTACATTAACAAGTTCTAATTCTGGGTTCCCTACTGACTTGGGTAACTGGAAGTTAGATTCTATTGTTTGGGATAAAACTTCGGATAGTTATCAAATTTTAGAATATGAAGAATGGAATGCATATAGGGAAAATTATAAATACGGAACAATAGACTCTGATATTCCAGAGATTTTTTCTATAAAACCTGATAATAATCTTGATTTATACCCAACTCCTAATGCAGCAACAGTTGTTTCTGCTGAATATTGGGCAACCCCTACTGTCTTGGCTGCAGACGCTGATATTTCTGCGATTCCGCCTAGATTCCATAAGATTATTATCGCTAGAGCGAAGTTGTATTATGCTGAGAATGAGGATGCTCCTGAAATAATGGTTGGCTCTTTGTCAGAGTTTGAAGATTTGTTAGATAAACTAGAAGCGGATCAGCTCCCAAGACAAAAGAATAGAAGGTTCTCTTCTGCGCAGGATATGTTTAATTTCGTGGTGCGCCCGGAATGAGCAAATTAAGAAATAGGGATATTCGACCAAGTAGATTTCAATCTACATACTTTCCTTTTGAAGGGGGAGTTAATATGGTTGATCCTTCTCTTTCTTTGGAGCCGGGAGAATTAGTATCTGCTGATAATTTTGAGATAGACATCAGAGGCAGATATAGAAGGTTAGATGGTTACGAGAGGTTTGATGGGCAAACGCTGCCTTCTGAGATATCTTTTTACAGAGTCCCTTTTACTACTGGATATGCTAGAGATTCTGTATTTGATATGGCCTTTAGCATTGCATTTGATATGCAAATTCCTTCAGTGGGAGACTTAGTAAAAGGGGAAACTAGCGGAGCAATAGGTTCTGTATTAAGTGTTAGTGTCGAGGATATAACTGGTGATTCATCTTCCGGTTCATTTTTTCCATTAACTGCATTCTCTACCGCTTTTAGTACGGCGGAATTTCGCGCTTCAGGTAGAGATGGAAATGCCGAGGGGTATGTGTATTTTGTGATAAGAACGGGTACGCTTCAGGATGGGGAAATACTATTTTTTTTAAACAAGGATAGCGCATTTGGCGCTGCATTTAATGTGGAGTATAAATAATGGGAACACCAACAGCACTAAGAAAGACTAGGGCAGTTTTAACTGGTACTAGCTTTGCTGATAATACGACAGGCGCTATTACCGCGCAAATGGTTAGACAATTTGCTGAGTCTGGGATGGGCGGATATGCAACTATATATTCCCCAGCGGGGACGCCAGCAAGTCAGGCAGTGGCATCAACAGCAACAGCAACTATAGATTGGAATGCTGATTCAGTTGGGGCTAATGGCTCTGATGATACTGGTACAGTGTCCTCAACAACTGTAGGAACGGATGCTGATTTCGCAAACGACAGGATCAGGATATACGATAAAGGGTTCTTTATGGTCAATTTAGGTGTAAGTTTTGCTCAGACCGGAACGGACACTGTAATATGGACGTTTAGGATTGCAACTCAGGCTGACGGAGGTTCGGTAGCATATCCCGGCTATGATGCGGCAGTTCAAAAAGTCGCTGCTACACTGGATAATATGGCATCTGCTTCTGGAATAATTGATACTACTGGACATACAGATTATACGGATGTTCTTGCTCAAGTTAAGAATGGTCACGCAAGTAATTCTGAAAATTTCCAGATGCATTATGGGCAATTATCTGTATTTAGGGTGGGTTAATGGGGCTTCTTGCCACTGCCCTTTCTTATGGACCTCCCGTATTGAGGGAGATTTATGACGGGTCTACTATTGTTGCTGAAGCACGAACAGCTATAGAAGATCAGAGAAGTCTTATTCAAGTAGTCCCCGGAGAAGGGGCCGTTCTTGGTGTTTGGGTTTTTAATGGTGATGTTTACGCTTTTAGAAATAAAACTGGTGGTGCTAGCGGGGGGATGAATAAATCTACCTCTACTGGATGGTCGGAGATTGATTTAGGAACTGCATTAAATTTTGATGCTTCAGTTGTTTCTGGAGAACCTGTCCCGGGTGATTCTGGAACCCCTACTACTATAGTGGGAGCAGGAGGCGCTCAAGGAGATTTAATGGGAATCTCCTATTATGGAGATTGGTCTACTGGGGCAAAGGGGGTTATGGTTCTCACCAATATCACTGGTACATTTGTAGATGATGAAGACCTTAAAATGCCTCTGTTGGCGTTCGATAATGGCTCTGTAGAAATTAGTGAGGGAGACTCTTTAGAAGGAGGGACTTCTGGAGAGACAGCTACGGTTACAAGCATTACTATTACAAGCGGGACAATTGCCGGGAGTGATGCTGCTGGATATATTTCAGTAAAAGATAATAGTGGAACTTGGACAGATGGAGAAGATATACAGTTAAGCGGGATTAAATATGCAGAAGTTAATGGCTCTTCCCAGCCTGCTGATGTTGCCGTTGCCTCTGCTGATGGAACGCAGTACTCCCAATCTCTCACGGCTGGCGGTAAATATGAATTTGTAAATTATAATTTTCGGGGTGAGACCTCCGGAGCTTCGATGTATGGAGTAAACACAGTTGGTAAAGCTTTTTCTTGGGATGGAACAACTTTTATTCCAATCCAAACCGGGATGGATACAGATACTCCAGAGCATATTACAGCGCATCAAAAGCATTTGTTTCTTTCATTCCCTAATGGCTCTATACAACACTCTAGTATTGTCGCGCCAAATAAATGGAGCGCTATTAGCGGAGCAGCGGAGTTAGGAATCGGGGATAATGTTAGCGGTTTCTCTAGTGAAGTTAATAATGTTATGTCTATCTTCACGAAGAACGATGCTTATATGTTATATGGTACATCTTCTGCTGATTGGGAACTTAGGAAGTTTCACGCAGGAGCCGGGGCTATTCCTTATACTCTTCAAAAGATGGATCAGACTTTCTTCTTGGATGATCGTGGAATTACCTCAATCTTTACTGTGCAGTATTTCGGAGATTTTCAATCTTCTGTTGCATCGGATAAGATTGATCCATATATTCAATCTAAGAAAGATAATGCTATTACCTCTATGAGGGTTAGAGGAAAGAACCAGTATCGTCTTTATTTTGACGATAAGACTGGTATTGAGATGACCTTTATAAATAAAAAGAATCAGGGGTTAATGCCATTTACTTTGAGTCATCAGGTTAAGTGTTTAGTTTCTGCTGAAGACTCTGATGGTTTTGAGGTTTTATATGGGGGCTTTGATGACGGGTATATTCGTAGAATGGATTCAGGGACAAGTTTTGATGGTGGTACTGTATCCTCTTTTGTGAGATCAGCTTATTATCATTACGAAACTCCCGGTTCTAGGAAAAGATTTAGAGAAGTTGGGCTGGAAGTTAATGCCGATACTTCAACAACTTTAACGGTAACCCCCTCATATGATTTTGGTGGAACCTTCAGCCCTAAGACATCTCCTATATCTAGCTCGTATGAAGTAACAGTTGCGGCAGATCAATGGAGTGAAGCTGACATAAGCAATAGTAGCACTGGAGTAACAGTGGTTGCATCTGAGAGAGTAAAAATAAACGGGATAGGAACGAACATGGGATTAATTATTAGTAACAGT